CTATAGCATATTATGAAAAACCTTGGCTAAAAAGATCTAGAATAGTTCTTAGGGGTGGGGCAGCAGACTGGAAACCAAATATACCCATGGATTTGCCAGTAAAGTATTTTAATCACCATTATTCACACGCCTGCGCTGGCTACTACACAAGTAAGTTTAATAGTGCTGTTATTGTTGTTTTAGATGCTATTGGTGAATACAATACATCAACAATTTGGATAGGCGAAGGCGATAAAATTAAACTGAAATATAAACAAAATTATCCAGTAAGTTTTGGTTTATTTTATTCAGCATTTACTAAACTGGTTGGTCTCATGCCTAACCAAGAAGAATATATTATGATGGGTATGGCTGCATACGGAGACTGGAAAAAATATTATAAAAAAATAGATGAGTATTTTCCTTATTACTGGAAACAAAAATATAATTTTCATAAAGGAATATTTGATTGGGATAAACCAATTACAGAACAAGATAAGTTTGATATTGCAGCAGCAGTTCAAAAAGTTTATGAATTAAGATTAAATGATTTTATGCATTTTGCATATAATATAACTGGAAAAAACAATCTTGTTTTTATGGGTGGGTGTGCCTTAAACTGTTCTGCAAATACAATATTATGGAATATATTTAAAGATATATGGATTATGCCTAACCCAGGAGACGCTGGAAGCTCTTTGGGCGCTGCAGCAGCACTTTATGGAAAACATTTAAATTGGCAAACTCCATATCTTGGATATAATTTAGAAGGAAATTATCCAGTATCTAAAATTATTACAGCACTAATTAGAGATAAAGTAGCAGCAGTAGCAAGTGGCAGGGCAGAATATGGACCAAGAGCATTGGGAAATAGAAGCATATTAGCCGACCCAAGAGATCCAAATATAAAAGACAAGGTTAATTTAATTAAGAAACGTGAGCTTTTTAGACCATTTGCACCAGTTGTTTTAGAAGAATATGCATCTAAATGGTTTAATATGGATTTTACAAGCCCTTATATGCAATATGCAGTTGAATGTTTACAACCAGATAAAATACCTGCAGTTGTTCATAAAGACGGAACTTCAAGGGTTCAAACTGTTAATAAAAAACAACATCCAGGACTATATGAAGTATTGTCTAATTGGTGTGCAATAACTGGAGTTCCAGTATTATTAAATACAAGCTTAAATATCAAAGGTCAGCCATTGTTAAATGATCATAATGATATTTTAGATTGGGAAAAAACATATAATTTTACAATATGTAGATAGTATGCTATAATTAATTTGTACCTGCCACAAGGGGGTACATAAATGAAACTCGCTGAAAAGGAGAAAAATATGGTAAGTTCATTTGCATGGGATCTATTTAAAGATCCTTTTTTTATTGGCTTCAATCGTGAAATGGAAAGATTGAGCAATGTTCAATTAGCATCAAGACAGACAAATTATCCACCTTATGATTTATTGAAGTTGGATGATGATACATATAAGCTATCATTGGCTGTTGCTGGTTTCTCTAAAGATGATATTGATGTTTCTATAGATAATGGAACTCTTATTATTAAGGGAGAAATTGCTGAAGTTACAGATGCTGAAGTTGTTCATAAGGGTATTGCTGGTAGAAAGTTTACTCGCACATTTGCTCTTGGTGAATATATGGAGGTAACTGGTGCAAACATGGAAGATGGCATGTTACATATTGACATTGATCGTGTTATTCCAGAAGAAAAGAAACCTAAATCAATTAAAATCAAGTAGTATAATAGAAGTCCCTACACGAGAACTTAGGGTGGATTAGTTACCTACTTTATATTCCGTGGCATTCGTGCTTCGACTCTCGTGTAGGGCTTTTATATTTTGATATAATAAAAGTGCTATGACTGAAAAAGAACTAGCACATAAAACAAAGCAGCAGTATAAAAAAAGACTTGCTGAAATAAAGCAGGCAAGTGGATGTGTGGACTGCGGAGAAAATAATCATATAGTGCTTGATTTTGATCATATTAGAGATAAAAAGTATAATGTTTCTAGAATGATTCATGACGGATTTTCATGGAAGGCAATAATGAAAGAAATTCAAAAATGTGAAATTGTATGTGCTAATTGCCATAGAATTAGAACACATGATAGATTGACAATGCAAAGCGCATAGGATATAATTTATATATGCCTAAATATGACTATAAGTGTACTATTTGTTCATCTCAAGTGGAGTTTGAGCGTGGTTTTGGAGAAGACAGAGAGCCATCGTGTTGTGGCAACATAATGCAAAGAGTATGGAATTCTTTTGGTATACAGTTCAAAGGTTCTGGGTTTTATTCAACTGATAAGTAGAAAGTAGATGTATAATAATACTATGGCACGTCCAATAATTAAAGATCACCCAAGCGCACAAAATTTAAATAACCAAGAATGGCATCTTAATGCCAATGATCGCTGTGATAGTTGTGGGGCACAGGCATATGTTAAAGTAAATGGAATAACTGGAGACTTAATGTTTTGTAATCATCATTATGAAAAAATAATGAATAACCCTGAAAGCTATGCGAAAATGATGTCATTCATGATAGAAATCATTGATGAGCGCAATAAGCTTCAGGTGCAATAGTGTTAAATAATAAAGAATTATTTAAAAAACAATTAAAATTAATTGAAATAGAAGTTTTTTCATATTGTAATAGAAAATGCTGGTTTTGTCCAAACTCTTTTATTAACAGACATAGTGATAACACACTAATGTCTGAGGAAACATATATTAAAATACTTTCTCAGCTTAAAGAAATTGATTATAGTGAAGAAGTAACTTATAGTAGATACAATGAACCATTGTCATACAGGGACGTTATTTTAAAAAGAATCAAACAAGCTAGGGATTTTTTGCCAAATGCTAAATTAAGAACAAATACTAATGGTGATTTTATAAATATAGAATACATACATGAATTAAAAGAAGCAGGCTTAAATGAACTTTTTATACAACAATATTTAGCAAATAATGAATTATACAATCATGAAAAAATGAAAAAAAGAATATTAGAAAAAATTCAATCACTTGGTGTTGGATATTCTATTATTAGTGATATAGAAAATCACAGAATTGAATATAATTTAAACATTCCAGGAATAACAGTTCATATACGTGCTAGAAATTTTGCTTATGAGGGAACATCTAGAACAGATCTTGTATCAAAATTTAATGAAGAGTATGTAAGAACTGCACCATGCAAACAACCATTTAACAATATGTATATTGATTATAATGGATATATAATGGTATGTTGTAATACAAGGTCTGATATACCAGAACATGCTGATGGTATTATGGCACATGTTGACGATGATTTTTTATGGAATACATATCAAAATAAAAAATATGATCCATGGAGAAAACATTTAAAAGTTATAGGTCCAAAAGAAGGTATCTGTAAGGGATGTAAAAATGATGTTGAATTTACAAATTTTTTATAGTACAATTATTTAAGGAGAAAAAATGTACGAATATTATGTAAGAGAAGTAAAGAATGTTGTTGATGGAGATACTATGGATGTTGTTATAGATCTTGGATTCAATGTTTTATTTGAGCAACGTGTCAGGTTAGCTGGTATTGATACTCCAGAGTCTCGCACTACCAATAAAACAGAAAAAGCTTTGGGTCTTGAAGCAAAAGAATATTTGAAGAAACATATTAAGGCTGCAAAAAATATCATTATTCGTACAGAAAAAATGGACTCATCAGAAAAATATGGTCGTATTCTTGGCTGGGTATACCTTGATGGAGAATCTGAATCAATTAATAATAAAATGATTAATGATGGGTATGCTTGGGGATATCTTGGCGAAACAAAAATTAAAGATTTCGAAGCTTTAGCAACACAAAGAAAAAAATCTGGTAAATAATGAAAGTTTTATTAACTGGAGCGTCTGGTTTTGTTGGATCTCACACACTTAGACACTTATTAATTAATACAGATTGGGAAATTATATGTCCAGTTACCTTTAAACACAAAGGTATACAGGATAGAATTTCTTTAGCAATTAATGGAATAAGTGATTCTAGTAAAAGAATAAAATTAGTAAAATGTGATTTATCTTATCCTATTTCAGATATTACAAAAAAAGAAATAGGAGAAATAGACTATATTTTTAATTTAGCAAGTGAAAGTCATGTTGATAGAAGTATATCTGAACCTACACCTTTTATAATTAATAACGTTTCTTTAATTTGCAACTTATTGGACTGGGCAAAAGAAATCAATGTTAAGAAATTTATACATGTTTCTACAGATGAAGTTTATGGTCCAGCAGATATAGGACATGATCATAAAGAGTGGGAAGACTTATATCTTCCAAGCAATCCATACAGTGCCAGCAAAGCAGCACAAGAGAGCATAGTATATTCTTATTGGAGAACATATGGAATGCCAATTGCAATTACTAATACAATGAATATGATAGGAGAAATGCAAGATCCTGAAAAATTTGTTCCAATGGTAATTAGAAAAGTATTAAATAATGAAGAAGTAACCATACATGGTTCATCTGATGGAAGAATAGGATCAAGATTTTATTTACATGCAAGAAATCAATCAGATGCTCTGTTATATATTTCAAAAATGGACTTTAATATTTATGGTAAAGAGTCATTGCCTTCAAAATATCATGTTGTTGGAGAAAAGGAATTATCTAATTTATATATGGCAGAATTAATTGCTAGTATGTTAGATAAAGAGTTAAAATTTAAAATTGTAGATTTTCATTCATCTAGACCAGGGCATGATCTTAGATATGGGTTGGATGGATCAAAACTACTTAACGCTGGATGGAAACAACCAGTGTCTTTGGAAAATTCTTTATCAAAGACTATAGAGTGGTATTTAAAAAATCCAGAGTGGTTATATATTTAGGAGAAATATGAAAACAGTTTATTATTTTACTGCTGATTGGTGTCAACCATGTAAGCGCACAAAGCCAATTGTAGAAGAATTAAATAGAGAACAAACTATTGCAGGATTTCAAATAATTGATGTTGACGTTAATGGTGAACTAGTTAAGACTTTTGAGATTAAATCTGTGCCAACATTTATATTATTTGATGAGGGTGTAGAAAAAAATAGAATTGTTGGTGGACAAACTAGGGAAAGTTTGGTAGAATTTATAAATGGATGAAGATAAGCTGTTGGAAAAATTAATATTATCTGGAGCAGTTTCTATAGCAGGTATAGATTCAGAAACTGGTGAATTTTTATATCAATTTACTCCAATACTAAAAGATGTACATCCCCAGTTATACCATGAATATATGAATCATGTTAATGAAGAAATAATGGGTCTATGGGAGCGTGGATTTTTAAATATAGATTTTATGGAGGACAACCCAAGGGTAACATTGACTCAAAAAGCTTTTGATCAAAATGAATTATCTAGCCTATCTAAAGAAGACAAGTGGGCAATAGAAGAAATTAAAAGATCTATAGCCTCCAAATAACTCTGCTATAATGGATCTATGCCATATCATGTAGGTTCTAAGGGTTCAAACGGTTGCTCAGGCTACCCAGCCGTCAAGGACGATGGAACAGTAATGGGTTGCCACGAAACAAGAGCACAAGCAGCAGCACAAATTTATGCTATCAACCAGTCTGAAGGAAATATAGGAAAAGGAATTCCTAATCTTCAAGAAGGCGACTGGGCAATGACTTCGCATGGCGAAGAAGATGAATTTCATATTGGTCAAGTAGTTCACGTTATGCGTGAAGGAATGCTTGGAGTTGAAGGTGGGGAATATACTCTTGAAGCAACAGCAGAAAATCCAGCAGTTTTAATTCAATTGTATGAACAAGATGAAAGTGGATTTTGGGAAGCAACAAGACTTTATTCTGCATGTATGATGAGCCTTATGGTTGCAATAGATCCACTACCAACTGAACCAGAGTTGGCAGATATGGAAACATCAATGAATAATTCTATGATGTATGAAAAAGCAGCAAAACCTAAATATGATGAAATGATTAAACCACGTAGTGGTGGATCAGAACCATCTAATGCTCGTCTTTATGCACAAATTATTCGTGAAGCAAAAGATAAGTTTGATGTATATCCATCAGCAGTTGCAAATTCTTGGGTAGTACAAGAATATAAGCGTCGTGGAGGAACATACAAGTCAGAAAAAACTACAACAAAAAGTATTTGGAGTGGTGGATTGTTGGACTTTAAAGGATTTTCAAAGTAATGTCATCTGGAAAATATAAAACAAAGCATCCGTTTAATCCAGTTCAAATTAAAAACGGAATGATTGTTCGTTTAAGAAAAGATGGAACAATAAAAGCTGTACTTGGAAAATATGGAGAGTATAAAAAAAATGACAAGAAGTAAAATAGTTCAGCCTTCAGACATTCATAAAGCAGAAACATATACCCCAACATCTGGAATGAAATCAGCTGCACGTCGTGCTATTCGTTGGAAAGAAGAAGGAAAGGCAAGAGGTGCTGGAACAGCAGTAGGTTGGACTCGTGCAGGACAACTTGCAAGAGGAGAAAGCCTTAGTTTGGATACTGTCAAGCGTATGTATTCTTTTTTTTCACGTCACGAAGTAGATAAAAAAGGAAAAGATTTTTATAATACCAGTAATCCATCAAATGGTCGTATTATGTGGGACGCATGGGGCGGAGATGCTGGTTTTACATGGTCACGTAATATTGTAGAACGTGAAAAGAAAAAAGCAGAAAAATTTTGGCAGGGTAGCGGATTTAGTAACTCTTGACTCTTAGTATCTATTATAGTATAATGGTATTATGAAAAAAAATAAAAAAAGATTTAAGCATATTATATTAAGACAAAGCGATATGCATAATACCTTAAAATTATTTTTTTCAAGACAAGTCTATAATAATAGATCTTCTCAAATAAAGAAAAGAATTGATGATAGAACTACAGATATTATTGTTATAGATAATAGGGCATACTGGGTTTCTGACAGTGTTTTTTATACATCTAATATTGTTGATGGGAAACCAAATATTTCAGATGCTGCTCCTGTAGACATTTATAATATGCCTAAAAAAGAACTTGACAAAATGCTTTTTATATTGGATAATTTAAGTGGGGGTAAAAATGAACGTGGTGGTACAGGGAACTAAAGAGTTCCAGGATTATAACGTTTTTCTTCGTGCCATGGGTGTTGCTATGTCTGGAATGAAGCAAGATGATTATGAACTTAATATCTATTCAGTTGGTCCATCAAAGATTAACTCAATGGTTCTAGAGTTCTGCAATTTATCTGAGCGTGGTATGAGGGCTCGTGGTAAAAAAATAAGACACTATAAAGTACCACAATCATGGGTTGAAGAAAACATGTCATATATGAACTATGTTGCATATATGAGCAATCCAAAAGAAACAGTATCAAAGTTAGTTGCAAAAGCAGAACTTCAAAATATTGAAGTTGGAATATTTAGATATTAGGAGATATATGATAATTAAAAGTTTAGAAACAATGGAAAAAATTGTTAAGAAAAATAATAATCTTTCATGGATTGGGTGGGATGTAAGAGATTTAAAGAAATCTGAATCTGCTCGAACAGCCGTTAATGGAGTTAGAGTAAATGGAGTCTGGTATCTTCAGCGCATTTATAATGTAACTCGTAATGGATGGGACATACCGAATAAATATAGAGGATAATTATGCAGCAGCATTTATGGAAAGATGATGCTGAATGTCTTGGGTCTGACACTAATGTATATTTTGATATATATGAAGAAAATCCAGATACTAGAGAATTTGTAGACTCTATATGTAGATCATGCCCAGTTGCTAGACAGTGTTTTGCTGTTGGTGTTTCAGGTAAAGAGTGGGGTGTTTGGGGCGGTATATACTTAGAAGCTGGAGAAATTTCTAAAGAATTTAATAATCACAAGACTAAACAAAAGTGGTCTTATACATGGCAAGCCCTAACAATGGAATAATAATGTATACAGATACAATGCGTAGGGCTTTTCACAATATTATTCCTCCAAAAAACTTTGGAGTTAATATTATTGATAACGATCATTTTATAACTATTAAATTAAATGAAAAATCTTTTATTAATATGAGCCATGATGAAAAGATAGAAGCAGTAAAATATGTTTCTATTGTTAAAAAAGCATTAGAAATGGAAGGTGCAATTGTTTTAGTAACAAGGGAGAAGCTAGATGATTAAATATCTAATTAAATCTATAAAATGCAAAATAAATGGACATAAGTTAATTGACGCTGGATCTTGTCCGTTTACAGGTTTAACATATAACATGTGTATTAATTGTGAAAATATGTTTTCTATTGACAAAAAACAAGAGTCTTGATATACTATAACTATGCAAACCTTTTTACCATCTGCTAATATACAAAACTCTGCAATGTTGTTAGATAATAAACGTCTTAATAAACAAATACTTGAAGGATACCAAATTTTAAATGTTTTATCTGGTCAATCTCCAACTGGAGGATGGCGTAATCATCCTGCTGTATTAATGTGGAAAGGATTTGAGCGTGGGTTATGGGAATATGTTCAGGCAATGGTTCGTGAAGCTCGTAATCGTGGCATACGCACAGAAAACAATGAGGCTAATCTTAATAGACTAAAAGATCTTTGTTGGGATATTTGGGGAAACAATCGCCCAGAGTTCTGGCATGACAACAATAAAGTAATGCGTTTGACAACTACACATAAAGCAAATTTATTTGATAAAGATCCTATTTATTATGTTAAATTTGCTTATGCTAAACATAGTATTTATAATCAGCCATGTTGCTCTACTTGTAAATATTATTGGGTAACACATGAGGGTAAAAATGAAATCAAATAAAATTATATTCAAAGCACAGGACCATCATGTAGCTGAAGTAAGGATGAAGCCAGTTCCAGCATCACAATACATACCACAATGGTGGAAAGATATTCCTAAATATGCAAATGATTCAAATAAATTTGAAATGAGTCCAGGTCCGTCTATCACTGCAAAACAATGTGCTCCAATGTTTGATGGACTAGTTTCTGGATACATAATTCCATTGTGGACAGATATTCTTATTACTAGACAAAATGGTGTTCCGTTAATTCAATGGAATAATCAAACTCCAGCAATGGATGTTTGGAATAGTGAGCAATCTGGAGGGGTAGAGATTCCAGAAGGTTTTGGCAAAGAAGTTTTTAAATATCTCCATGGATGGACAATAAAAACACCACCTGGTTGGTCAACATTATTTATTCATCCTATTGGATATTCAAATCTTCCAATAAAAGCAATTTCTGGAATAGTTGATACAGATATTCTTGATACCGAAATTAATTGTCCATTTGTTATAAAAAATAATTTTGAAGGTATAATTGAAAAAGGAACCCCAATTGCACAAATAATTCCAATAAAAAGATCTAACTGGATGGCAGAATATGATGAGCTAGAATCTGAAGAATATTATATTAATATAGAAAAAATGAAAACTAAACTCTATGGATATTATCGTTCTATCAGGGAAACAAAAAGTTATAAATAATATAAGGTATATAATATGTTAGGAGGACGTATGGAAATTTCGCTAGTAGTAATGTCTTTACTATCTTTATCTTTTGCTATTGCATATTATATATCACAAAAACGTTTATCAATAATGAAACAGGCTGCTATGAAATTAATTTTAGAGTCTGAGAGCATATCTGCAAAAGATATTGATATTGATAGAGAAAATTTTATTAAGTTTTTATCTGAGTCTCGTGAGTGGGCATTTGAATATATAGAACAAGTACAAGACGGATTAAAAAAATTTATTAAAGAGGTTGAACCACAGATAGAATATTATAATAAATACGGTATGGTAATAGATGGAATGGTACCACCTCATGATTTTGCTTTAAAAAAAATATCTAAAGAATTTGAAGATTTAAAAAGATTACTTCCAGAGGAAACTGATGATAAACGCTAGGGGAATTCCAACCTGTGAATGTCCAATTTGTGGAGGAACCTTATTTAAAGTATTAGTTTCTTTTGATCCAGAAACCTATACAATAGGGATGTATCATTTAGATATGGAATGTAATGAGTGTGGAGCTTTCTGTACTGCTCCAACACCAATAGATGATCCAAATAGTATAAATGGAGAGAAATGAAAGATATATTGTTATCTGTATTAACAGGTTTTGGATGTGGCGTAGTATTCGCAGCATTCAAATTGCCAGTTCCAGCGCCACCAGTATTTGCAGGAGTTGCAGGTATTATTGGTCTTTGGGCTGGCTATGCTATACTAATAAAAGTTCTATCCTAGGAGGAAAAAAAATGGAACTAAAGAAGGAACACAAGGCGATGCTTGCATCGTATGTACGTTCAATTGTGGGTGCAACAGCAGCTCTGTACGTTGCTGGAGTAACAGATCCAAAGGATCTATGGGCAGCTCTTGTAGGTGCAATTATTCCAGTAGCAGCTCGTGCACTTAATCCAAACGATCCAGCATTTGGTCGTTTGCCATCAGCTAGTGCTTTAGAAAAGGCATTGAAGAAGGCAAAGAAAAAGTCTGACGCTTAATAAAATAATAATAATTAGGGCGGATCTTAATTGGTCCGCCCTTTTTATATATGATGAGCTTGAGATGTATATAAAATATAAATATTTTTATATCCAGCACTATGGAAATTTTGACATAAAACTACCATCTCACAATCAAATTCTTTAGTAACCTTATTTATCCAATGGTGTCTTACACCTTCCTTAAAAGGTTTAGATCTATATAAGCATAAACCATTTGATGTTGAATAATATTTTCCATATTGTTTATTTTGATAATCATCTTCTATTTCAGATTTGTCCTTATTAAAAATAGCAGAAGTTCTAGTTGCCCACCAATCATAGTGTGTTCCATTCTTCCTTAATGAAATAGAAGAAACAATATCAAAGTTTGGCTCGATGTTTTTAAAATCCAAAAGTCTTTTAATATCATCAGTAGTATATAAAACATCTCCCTCAATCATTAAAACATAGTCAGAGTTATTTAAAAATCCACCAGACTCTATACCTTTATTTCTTGCCTTTGCTAAATTTTCTACACGCTGAGCATCCTTAACTGATCCATAATATTCAGTATCTATGTTTTCTGAAACTATAGATATGCCCTTTAAAAATGACCAATCTTTATTAAATATCTCTGTTTTTGTTCCATCGTTAGAATCATTTTCATATATAGATAAATAAAATTCATATTCTGGCATTGCTTTTACAAATTTTTTAATTTGAGAATAAAACCTATTCATGCTGTTTGCTCTATTACGAATTATCGAATATATTAATACCTTTTCTTTTTTATTATTTACAGATATTTTTAATGGTTTGTTAGATATTAAATTATTAACTATATCTGCATAATCTTTTTTAATTTTTTTCCAATCATATTTTTTAGAATGAGAAAAACCATTTTCAGATAATTTTATATATAATTTTTTATTCTCTAAACTTTCTATTGCTTTTTTAATTTCATCTATTGACTCTGCAATGATCATTGACTCATTTATTTCATCTTCATCAAAACCTCTTGCTCCAACCTTAGAGGTTATAATTGGAATTCCATAACTTAAAGCTTTCATCATTTTTAAATGAGTTCCAGATCCTGTGTTCATTGGATTAATAAAAGCAAGAGATTTTGAAAAATATTTATGCAAAACATCTTCAGACACTTGACCCAAAACTTTGATATTATTTGTATATGACTCTCCATTTAAAGCATGTCCTGCATTCCCTATAATAATAAAGTTATATTGTGGCATTATTTTTGCAAGTGGCACTATTTTTTTTGCAGCTTCTGCATTCGGTGGATGTCCACTACCAACAAAAATAATATCCCTGGATCGTAATCTTGTTTTTGGTTCAATGTATTTTTGCATATCTGTTCCATTTGGAATATAAAAAGATTTTCCAATTTTCCCATAATATTCTTCCATACGAGCAATATCTTTTTTAGAACAGTATGTGGTTATAACACTATTTTTAATAATTCTTTTTTCTATCTTATTAACTAATTCAACAATTTTAATATTGTCAGGGTATAACTGTTTTGCCATATCATATTCACAATTATGGGAGTTATAAATAATTGGTATCTCTCCAATATCATAAACAAGAGGCGATATTGACATATGATCTACAATAATTAAATCAGATTGTTTTGATAACTCTTTTACTTTTTTAGTAAATGGTAATAAATCTTCTTTTAATAATTCAAAACAAGCATCATAATTTGTTTTTGCTATGCCTTTAATAAGTTTTTTATAATGGTTAAGTGCTGTAGATGAAATTCCTGGTTGTATTTGATATATATTGCTAGATACTTGTTTTTCAAAACTTTGAGTATCCCAAGAAAAAGACAAAAATGTTATTTGGTGATCGGATAAAGCTTCTATAAGGTTTGCGGTTCTTTCTTTACCACCACTATTTTTATTCCAATCACGAAGGTTAGCACTTACAATTAGTATCTTAGCCATTTTTTTCTTTCTAATTCTGAATTTATTAAATATTTATTAATCCATATTTGATCTTCTATTTCTTTATCCCACTCATATTGTGTTCCTACTAATATAAAATTTTTGCTAAACATAAAGTTTTTTATTTCTTCACTATTTTTATGACCTCTATGCGTTGATCCTTTTTCTGTTTCTAGATGAAATAGTTTAACATTATTAATATGCTTAGAAAATCCTTGTAAAAACTCCCACGTATATCCTTCAATATCTACTTTAACAATATCTAAAAATCTATAATCTAAATTATTTTCTTCAATAAACTTGTCCATAGTTATTACTGGAACCTCAATAACTTCATGTTTATATTCATCTCGTTTAAATTTATAATTATAAATAGAAGAAGATCCTGCATAATCCTTATCCTCTGATGTAACAGAGCAAAATCTTGTAGTTCCAATATAGTCAGATATTGCTGTTTGATATACATTAAAATTTGGATATTTTATTTTTGTTTCATATGCTGCTTCAGGACGTGCTTCTATAGCATAAATATATTTTGAATTTAGTTGGGTAGCAATAATATTGGCATCATCACCATCTCTAGTTCCAACATCTATTACTATATCTGCATCATTACCAAAAAATATTTTATAGTAATCAATAACAGGTTGTATCCATAAAGCGCTCAATTATCACCCCAAATTTTCTATAATAATTATACCGCATGATATAATTTAATGTGGATTTTGTTTATATATGTCGTAATGGTGAAAATGAAGAATTAAGATACTCTATTAGATCAGTTATACATTTTTATCCAGATGCTAGTATTCATATTTTTGGTGGAAAACCAAGGTGGTATATTGGATCTTTTACTGAAGTAGAAGATATTGGTAACAAGTTTGATAATATAGATAAATGCTATGAAGCAATATGCAGCTCCGACCTTGACAATTTTATATTAATGAATGATGATTTTTATATCATAAATAAGCCAGAAAATTTTAATTATTATTTTGATGGCACAATAGAAGAAAAAATACAATCTCATACTCAATTATTTGGTTTATCAAAATATGCAAGAATTTTATCAGCAACAAATAAAAAATTAAAACAGATTAAAATAGAACAACCACTAAACTATGATGTTCACACTCCAATTTTATTTAATAAAGAAAAACTATCCAAGATAATAGGTATCTCTAGTGCACCCAGATCTATGTATGGAAACTTTTATAATGTAGGTGGAGAAAAAATAAAAGATGTAAAAATATATAAGCACACTGAAGATATTTATATAAATAAATTTTTTTTGTCTAGTGAAGATAATTCTTTTAATAAAATAGTTGACTTTTTAAAATTAAAATTTCCTAATAAAACAGTTTATGAATCTTTTTGATTAAGTATTTCTATTATTTGTTTAACATATTTATCATAATTAATATCAATAATTAAATTTCCATCTATAAGTTTATGTATTTTAATATCTTTTCCTATTTCAAACAAAATAGATTTTATTTCATCTTCTAGGCTCATATTTTTATTATAGCACCCCTGATAGGATTCGAACCTACGACAAACGGATTAGAAGTCCGCTACTCTTCCTCTGAGTTACAGGGGTATATTAAATAAACTGCTTAATCTTTCTACTTCCAATAGGATTAATGGTAACCCTACAATTAGGTATCCAATGATCTGCCCTATCTTTTTTATGTACCGCCATAAAAACAGGATCGTAGCCATATAGGGGCAATTCTCCATTGGGTATGGTGTAATGAGATCCAGATAGCAAGAAACCCTCTCCAGAAGGCTCCAGAGCCAATTCTCCCTGCATAACTGCCTCTACATTATCCTTACTAAATTTTAACCCAAATTCATTTCCAAAAACTGCCACTTTCTTTAGCTCTGGATCTATTATTTTACGAGCAACGGTAGAGGCTCTTGGACAGCCATCTTTAAATAAATTTTTAAGGTCTGAGATAAAAGAAATAGTTTCTGGGTGATCTGCTATCAGATTTTGAAATCTTTTAGATGTTCCAGACCATTGTTGAAAATCTTTAGGGCTTGTTCCATATTTATGAGAAACAAATCCAACTCTTTTATTGTCTAAATCCATAAAACAAAAATCTGCTTTTGATTTATCTCCAAGAACTTTAATTGATTTAACATGATATACATTATTAATTATTTTAATTGTTACATAATCTTTTTCAGTTTGTTCTTTAATTGTATCCATCATAAGTGAAAGATTAAAAATTTCTGCATCCTGTCTTGCAGTAGAATTTTGTGTTCTATTTGCAAATTCAGAGTCTTTATATAAACTACTTAACTTTATTACCTCGCCATCTATTGTAGGAAGAACAATAGAATTATTTATTTTATACTTATTAAGATCTTGAATATCTATAATATTTTCTAAAATATTAGGATGAAGGACAACTAACTTATCATTGTTGATAACATAAAAGCCTTGACCAATAGCTATACGTTTAGCAAAAACGTAAAAGTTATTGCGCTTGCTTAATTCTTTTAAAGATAGTTTTGCCACGAGCCCCCCGTCAGGATTGAACTGACGACCTTCCGCTTACAAGGCGGATGCTCTACCACTGAGCTAGGGAGGCGCAGCTCTAGAGAGAATTGAACTCTCGTTTACAGGTTGAAAACCTGGTGTCCTAACCACTAGACGATAGAGCCTTGGCGATCTGTATGGGACTTGAACCCACGACCTCTACCGTGACAGGGTAGCGCTCTAACCAACTGAGCTAACAGACCAAGTGGAACAGGTAGGACTCGAACCTACGACTACCGAATTATGAGTTCGGGGCTCTAACCAACTAAGCTACTGTTCCTTTTTATATATACAATAGTAGCATAGAACTGCTATAATGTAAAGATGGAAAATCCTTTATATAAAATTAAAATTCCTGCATCTTTTTATAGTGTTGATCAATCAAATTCTGATATGTCATTTATAGACCCAACAGAAGATCAATTAAAAGAATATACATTCATACAAAAATCATTATTTAAAAATACATATATTGATCAGGTAGTTGCACCACCTAAACTAGCTAAATATAGTAATGTCGTAATAGATAGATTACAAAGAAGATATCCACGTGATAATAATAAAACTATTATAAAGGGAAACTTCTATGTTTTACCTTATTTTCCAATGGCATATGGACATTTATTAATAGAAATGCTTGGTCCCTTTTTATATGCCAAAGCTCTTGTTCCAGATCTTAATATACTATTTTTAGTTGGACATCCTAAACACAGTGAAGATCAATTAGTTAAAACAAACATTGAGACATTAGAAAAAATTGGCATTAAATATATTTTTGCAGAAGATCTAAGAGATATTCTTGTAGTAGAATCGCTATATTATTTAATACCAGAAAAAGATTTTGGGTTTGATGAGTATAGTCTTGTTACTACACACCCTGCACTATTAACATATACAACAAGAAAAGCTTTGAAGCCTAAAAACTTTTCAAATAAACAAGAACACAAAATTTATATGAGTAGAAGATATTCAAACTTTATGGCTGACACTCCAAGAAAAGTAAAAAACGAAGAAGTTCTAGAAAATTTCTTTAGAGATAAGGGATATTCTATTGTATATAATGAACGCCTAAGTTTGGAAGAACAAATAGATCTATATGGAAACGCTAAAGAAATAATAGGTTTATCTGGAACTGGCTTTACAAATCTTTTATGGTGTGAAGAAGGTACAAAAGTTGTTGAAATAACTCAGTTTATACCACACATTGCTTTTGAATGGGTTAATATAGCCAATGCAGCAAATCTAGATTATCACTGCGTTGGTATGGGTGTAGAAGATGATGCACATAAAATAATTGAAAAATTTAATTATGTATCTAATTTAATTTCTGTTAAATAATAATTATTTTATACTAAAGCTGCTAGTAATCCAGCAAAAAATCCTACCAAAAAAGCTCCAGTTGCTATTGCAAATGTATACTTTCTATCAAGATATTGTTTAATAACTCCATCAACCATGTACTCTGGCACCTTAATAGTTTCGCCATTGTCTGGATCTATAATGTAATATTTCACTTTTGCCCCCTAGCAATATTTGCAGCCATTGTTCTCATACCAAGACCATTTACTTGAGCATTACCGCCCAGATCAATAGATTCAATTTCACTTGCAATTTGTTCACGAACTGCTTTGACAACTTTATGTGTACCATTGCAATTTTTTTCAGGGTCTGTAGAAAACCCACACTTACATGTTCCCATTTTAAACTCTCCCTTGTAGCCATGCGAAGTAGTTAAGTATAGCAAATAAGATTATTAATATCAAGATAGCATATTTCATTTTTTTATAATCCTAAAAGCATCGCCTGTCCACTCATCTTCAAAATCCCAATCAATCCATTTTTCCCAATACGGTATGCCGTCTGAATCGTAATCATTCCATCCGTCACCATTCATGTCAAAATTCATTTCATAAAACGTGCCAAACTTATAATATACTGCCCATGTATATTTCCAAATAAATGAATGGATTTTATATTTCCAACCAAAATTTTCTAACTCATCATAATCTGATATTTTTAAAATAGCCCAGCCAGCAATACTTCCACACATATTAGCAAACCAACGTAAGGGAAGAATGTTTGTCTTGTTTATTTTTAGATTATTCATTATCTGTGTCTTCATCCCAATTTATATCTGCTTTTTCAAGTGATTTTGCAAGATCATCAAAAGCTTTATATGCAGTAAATACTGCTGCAATAACAGCTAAAGCAAGTATACTAACCTTCTTCATTTATGTTCCTTTCCTTTATGTCTTGAAAGGGCATCATGACCAAAAATACCCCATCGCAACTCAATCTCTTTCTTACAAATATCACAAATTACTACCCTATTCATATATATATAATATCACGGCAGTCTGTTTTTGTCAATTCTCATTAAATCTTTAATTTCTATTTTTTTAGAATATTCTTCCCAAAATTCGGATACCACTTTAGCTGAATCGGTATTGACTGCTTGTTTTGTTAATTCTTGAATTTGGGAATCAAACTCATAACTACAATAAAATATTGGCATACAATAAGATTTTCCACTATAAAATAAAATTCTTTCGGATAATGCAAAATCTAAAAAATTATTATCAAGTTTATACATATTATTTATTATGTGTAAATTATATAATTTTTGAGCATGATGCCTTGTTATTAGATATGCACCAGCAGAGAAATCGTTCATCTCAGATCTGTGCATTGGAATTATAATTCTAAGTGGATTTATGACGGTAAACTGAAAAGCGTCATAGTCATATGGTAAATTATTATATATATCACTCCACTTAAAATTCCAATGTTGTACTGTATTTAAAGATAAATCATCTTCACAAATAAAAATATTATCATCATTAGTTTCTTCTATAAAGTATTTGATTGCTTTTAAGTGAGACATAGTACAAGCTATTTCTTTATCTGTGACACCATCTGGCTTTTCTCCATATAGAAAATTATTTATTTCATTATGTGGTATAGCAGATATTCTTATTGGACTAATATTAAATTGACTAAATTCTTTTTCAATATAGTTTTTTCTATCTATGGCTGAATCTAAATTAATAAAAAGAACCTTGTTTTTTATATCAAACATTTAATATCCCCCAATATGTTTTTAAGTTCGGCGCAAAATAGAAATATAAAACCACCATTTGCCCTTTTACAGGGCAATATGGTTAGCTATTCTAGTCTTGCTTGAAAAGGCTGATAGTAAAGAAATACCTAGTACCACTAATTACTTTATTAACTCCGTGTGGATACCAAGAAGGGCAATAAATCATATCTCCCTTTTTAGCTTTAATAGCGTGAGCTGTCCCATCTGGAGCGGTATAGGTAAGTTCTCCACCTTGATAATCATCATTAAGATACATCAAAAGACCCATCTCCTCATCTGGATTAGAGTCTAAATGTGTTGCCATTCCAACACCCTCTACATACTTAGTAGCAATATATCCATTATATTTTACAAAGTTATCATTGATCTCAATTAAAGCCTTGTCGTAATACTTTTTGATAAACTTATTAAATACTTCATCTACTGCGTTTATTACGCCTATTCTTCCATCATCTCTTTTTGTAACCAATCCTTCTTGACACAGATATTCTAATCTTTGTATCATTTCGTCACAATCTTTATCTTCAACAAAATTATTGAAAACTCTTACATCTGACATTTTGCCCTCTTTTCTATGGTATATCAATTATACATCGTTGTATTAGATATTGCAACAGCTTTATTTATTCTATGCCTATATTTTCGTACTGATCAATATGATCGTCTATATCACGCTGAATAGGAAATATTTCCTGTGTTATCTGTTTCAACTATTCTCTCCCATCCACATGTATGCAAACATTTATACAATATGGAATTTTCTAGTTCTATCGTAATATATTGATGAAGATGCATTAGAATATTATAAAGCTTTTTATACAGAAAGGGAGCCTTTTATCACTCATGCTCAGGAGGAGATCCCCAGAAAGGGAGGGACCATTTCTACCCCAGAAAGGGAGGGTAGGCAGTCAATCGCTTGACTGTAATATAAGTATATCAAATCCCCAATATCCTGTCAAATAGGGATAGCCACAATTTTGGGCGGTATAGGGCAAATGCTATAATTAACCCTAGTATGATAACCAATTGTATAAGATGTAAGACTAAATTAATACCTATAGTCCATGGACGATTAGATACAGAAGTAATGGATATGCAGAATAAAGGCTTATTGCTGATTAGTCTGGATAATAGTAGAACAGCTAATTCCTATTGCCCATTATGTGAAGAGGCATATACGGACTATACCAATACCCCTGAAATTTACTCCTCAAATGAGGATTGAGATTCTAATAATCTATTAATATCATGTCTACCCTTTGATGCTTCCATCCAATCAGATAGATCTTCTGAATCTTGATGTTCTTGGCAAACAGGATATAGCTTTTCTTTGACTGCTTTAATATCTATGGACTTAGCGCCACAATAATGACAATATGACATGAATGCTTGATTGCGTTGGCGTATCTCGTCCAATGCTTGTATAAGTCTTGCATCTTTATACCATTTTGTTTCTTGACTAGGCATATAAAGATTATATCAGATATCCACAGGTTTGTCCACAATATGAGATATTATACACAGAAAATGTTAGTTATCCACATGTTTATCCACAGATAAATGTTACTGTTGATAATATTATGGATTGTAATGGAGGGAAGTGGAGGATAGTGGGGAATGGAGCACTTTTAAGAGGGGGCTTCGTAATGCCAAACCCCATATCATACAAACCCCATATTGTCAAACACCATATCAAACATAAAAATATGGGCATTATATCCCAAAACATGTGGTTTGTCAAACAAATATGCCCAATAAAAACATAACAAAAAGTTATAAAAATATTAAAAAACATGGGCAAAATGTTTGAAAACAATATAAAAATGTTTGAAAATATTCCATAAATCTGGAAAAATATTTGACCCTTCGTAATCTTATTTCCAGGATATATTGTTTGTATATATGGGGGGAATAGTATAGGGATCGTAATGTTTTTTATACCCTGCCGCAGGCAGCCCGCCAAAAGCGGCGGGGTATTAG